ACTGCGCGGCCAACCCTTGTGTGAAAGGTAATGCACGATGGCAAGAACCACGTTCAGCGGACCAGTAGTGTCCCCCGGCGGCTTTGAAGGCGACGTGACAGGCGCTATCACCCTTCCAACATTCACTGTTGCAACAGTACCCTCGGCTGAAGACCTGACAGGCACGATCGTGTTTGTTTCTGACGGCCTAGCCGGCTCTCCGACGATTGCTGTTTCTGACGGCACGGATTGGATTGCATCTGATGGTAACGCCATCAGCGACGGCTCGTGAGGTGATCCATGGTAAAGTGGAAACCTGCAAGCGCGGAGGAAATGGCCCGGCGTAAGCCTAAGCCTGCTCCGAAGCCCGCGAAAAAGCCGAAAGGCAAGCCCAAGTCCGAGGAGTAAGTTATGTCTTCTGACGTAAAATCCGCCCAGATACACCAGAGCGGCTTTATGCTCCCTAACGAGCGTATCCGGATCAAGGGCATTTCCGTGCGCGGAACAGCCTCGGCTGGTCAACTTGACTTGTTCGCAACGGACACCGCCCCGGTGTCCGCGACATATGGTCAGTCTGGAAACACAATTACCTTTTCCAGCACCGACCATGGTCTCAAAACCGGAGACAGGATTGGGACTGCGTTCTCGGTAGACGGTAGTGGCAAAGCTTCGACCTGTGGCAATCGCATCATTACCGTGGTTGACGCAAACACTTTTACGGCGGAGTGCATCAACAGCTTTACTGTGACGGCAGGTACGGCTTGTAGGTATGTTACTGGGGAAAACGAGTGGCTGTTCACAGCGACGATTGCTGCGACAGACATTTTTCAGAACTACTTCGAGGTCCCGAGCGCAGGTATTTTGGCAAAAAACCAGCCTTTTGCGAGCCTAATCAATATTTCCTCTGTTAACATATTCTATGCGTGAGGCCAGCATGGAGATACTAGATGCTGTAATGAAGTGGATTGTCGCACCTGTCGCGGCTTTTGTGTATCTGCTGTGGAACAAGCAGCAGATGCACTCCACTGACATCGCCGTAATTAAGGCTGTGCAGGCGGCGAACAAAGAAGCGCATGACCGCGAGTTCAAGGAGGTCAAGAATAGCTTCAAGGCCGTTATGGACAAGCTTGAAAACATAGAGCAGCACTTGAGGAAGTAACATGGCCAAGGACCCGAGGCTCGAGCGCGCAGGTGTAAGCGGCTTTAACAAGCCCAAGCGTACGCCGAACCACCCGACCAAGAGCCATGTGGTTGTCGCCAAAGAGGGCGACAAGGTCAAGACGATACGTTTTGGCGAGCAAGGCGCCAAGACCGCAGGAAAGCCCAAGTCCGGTGAGTCCGACGCGATGAGGAAAAAACGTTCGTCGTTTAAGGCTCGGCACGGCAAAAACATTGCTAAGGGTAAGATGTCTGCTGCATATTGGGCCAATCGGGAAAAGTGGTAGCATGAGCATCGAGGCCGATCTTCGATCTTGGTCGCGCGAAGTGCTCGAGACTCCAAGTCCACACATAAACAACCTTCCTCCTTGTCCCTATGCACGCAAAGCGTGGCGCGAGGACAAAGTTCTTGTTATCGAGTCCGGTAACTTTGAGGCGGATGCGAACAGATATTGCCAAGAGTTTTACGAAATCGGTAAAGATCTGATCGTTGTGGCCACCTACGACATCCCGGACATAGATGCTTTGGCGTATCTTGTAGAAACACTGCATGTTAAGTTTCCTCGCCTGCATTGTATGCAGTTTCACCCTGAGTACGGCGCTGAAGATGCGGGCTTAGATTTTTTGTCGGACAACGACTGGGAGAGCGCCACAGACCACGAGTACAGCATGCTGTTTATACAGGACTTGTCGCTTGTGGTAGAGGCTAGTGACAAGCTTGAGCCTTTAGGATATTATGAGGCGTATCCGGCCGACGAGTATGAGTCCCTCGTTGCCCAGCGAAAAAGGAGACTTATTCATGGCGATGAAACCACGAGCGATGAAACGCGGCGGCAAGGTTAAGATGAAACGCGGCGGGGACGTGGGTGCCCGCGTCGGCATGAAGCGCGGCGGTGCTGTTAAAGATGCTCCAAACAAAATGAAGCGCGGCGGCAAGGTTAAGAAAAAGTAATGGCCATGGCCCGCGGATCTATGTCTCAACAGATAGGGAAGCCTCCAATGAAAAAGTCTACCAAGAAATACGCTCGTGGCGGAATGGCCACCGCGGCTGGTCGAGTTCCAAATCAAGCTGCTCGCGGCATGGCTCAAGCTGCTGGGGCGGGTCGCCCGGGCGCAATGCCGGCTCAAGCTGCTGGGGCGGGTCGCCCGGGCGCAATGCCGGCTCAAGCTGCTCGCGGCATGGCCCGCGCAGCAGAAATGAGCGGTCGCCCAGTAGGTCTCAAAAGGGGCGGAAAGGTCAAGGCGGGCAAAAGCAAGTCCGACCAAATGCAGTCCAGCCCGCGCAAGCAGATGGCGATGAAGGGCAAAAAATAATGGCAAAAAAACCCGGACTGTATGCCAATATTCACGCTAAGCGTGAACGCATCAAGAAGGGTTCTGCCGAAAAGATGCGTCGGCCGGGGACCAAAGGTGCCCCGACCGACAAGGATTTTAAGAAGTCTGCAAGAACGGCGAAGCGTAAATGACCACCTCGGGCACAAAGACCTTCACGCTAGACGTGGCCGACTTGATCGAGGAAGCTTACGAGCGGATCGGTCAGGAGGTTACGACTGGCTACGACGCCAAAACGGCGCGCCGGTCTTTGAACCTGATGATTTCCGAGTGGTCAAATCGCGGGGTCCACCTTTGGACCGTCAAGCATGAGGTCCTGCCTCTTGTGCAGGGCGAGGCACAATATGCGCTGCCCGCCTCTGTGGTGGACATTCTGGATATGGTTCTGCACCGCGATGGCGTCGACATCGACATGAACCGCATCAGCCGCACCGAGTACTTAAACTTCCCGAACAAGGATCAGCAAGGACGCCCGTCCCAATTTTATTTTGAGCGCAAGATCGCGCCGGTCATCAACCTTTGGCAAACCCCGGACAGGTCGACGGACAAGTTGGTTTTTTACTCGGTCAACCGCATCGACGACGCAGGCAACTTCACCAATACGGTTGAGGTTCCTTTCCGCTTCTATCCCGCGCTTGTCGCCGGTTTAGCCTATTATCTTGCCATCAAACGAGATCCGATGCGCGTGCAGATCCTCAAGCCGATCTATGAAGAAGAGATGGCGCGGGCTGTTTCTGAAGACACGGACCGCGTACCGTTGAGGCTTGTGCCGGGGAGGTACTGAGCCATGGCTTTCGCAAAGGGTGAAAAGGCTTGGGGAATCTCTGACCGCTCGGGGTTTCGCTACCGTCTCAAGGAAATGAAGCGCGAGTGGAACGGCCTGTTGGTCGGACCGGACGAGTTCGAGGAAAAGCACCCCCAGCTCCGAGCGCCGCGGGCCACGGCAGACCCCGAAGCGCTGCGTGAGTCTCGTCCCGACGGTCCTGAGACGTTGATTGTTTTTGTGGGCGTGCCTACTGTGCAAGCGCCGCGGTTGGAACGCCCCCGAATGCTTGGGCAGGTGGGCACAGTTGAGGTGGTGACGACATGAGCTTTACTCTTGCCGAACTGACGCAGGCCGTTAAGGATTATTTGGAGACGGAAGAGACGACCTTCGTCAACAACATCCCGTTGTTTATTCGGCTGGCCGAAGAGCGCATTTTGAAGAATGTGCGGCTGGATTTGTTTCAGAAGAACCAGCAGGCAATGTTTACGGCGGGCAACCAGTATTTGGCCAAGCCTCCGGACTTTTTGTCGCCGCTGTCGATGACGGTAACGGTTGACGGCGACCGGGAGTTTTTGTTGTTCAAGGATTTGGACTTTGTCCAGACGTTCAACCCTGATCCGTCGGTGCAGGGCGTGCCGCGATACTTCGCGGTGTTTGACGTTGGCAACGATATTCCGGCGCCGACGCTTACCTTTGGCAACTTCATTATATCGCCCACGCCGGACCAGTCCTATCCGGTGGAGCTGCACTACTTCTACCGGCCGCGCAGCCTGACCACGGGCAACGGCAGCGACAAAACGTGGATCAGCGAAAACGCTTCGATGGCCTTGTTGTACGGCACGTTGTTTGAGGCGTACACGTTCTTGAAGGGTGATCCGGATATGATGCAGCTGTATGCTGCGCGCTTCCAAGAGTCGATTGTTCGCCTGAAGGATTTGGGCGAGGGCAAAGAAACCACGACCGATTACCGCTACGGTAAGGTCCGCATTCCGAGGTCATGATGTTCACAGCAGGTGGGGGCGTTGGCCCTGTTTTCGTCACAACGTCCAGCAACGGGGGGCATAGTCCCGAGCAGGTGGCGGAGCTGTGCGTGAACCGCTTGATTGGCATTTCTGACACCGCTCCACCTGAGTTGGCGCAGCAGGCGCGGGCGTTCCGCGAACAAATGTTGGCGGTTGTGCTGCATTATGTTAGACTGGCCGCAGCTGAGGACCGGGCG